CATTTTTGCCATTGAAGATATTAAGAACTTATACACTAGCAGATAAGTTTGTGTTAGGTAATCAAGAATATAGAATAAATAGTATAACAACAAATTTAGGTACAGGAGAATCTGATCTTGAATTATTAAATATAGTATAATGTTACAGAATATAATAGAGTTATTACAAGTAGCAAATGGCGAAACAGAAAGAATAAGAATAGCGCAAGGTAAATATAAATTACCTGAAACATTTACAGAAGGTGTTAAACAAATTAAAAACGAAGTAAAATGGCAAAGAAAATAGTAGTAGATTTAGAAGCTAAAACTGACAAGGCGGTTAAAGAAATTGCTGACCTTAAAAAAGAGATACAAAAGCTAAATAAAGAAGTAGCTGAAGGTAACAAAGACACTAAAGCAGGTTTACAAGAGGTAGAAAAAGCATCTGATAAAACAGCAGGTGGTGTTAAGAAAATAGGTACTGGATTAAAAGCTCTAGGTATTGGTATTATAGTTGCAGCTTTTGCAAAGTTTACAGAAGTATTAAATCAAAATCAAAAAGTAGCAGATATATTTTCTACTACATTTGAAGTATTGTCTTTAGCTTTTAATGATTTCTTTAATTTTATATTTGATAATGTAGGAGGAATTGTAAACGCATTTAAATCATTATTTACAGACCCAGTACAAACTATTAAAGATTTTGGTAATGCTTTAGTAGATGGAGTTGTAGTTAGATTTGAACAATTAGTTGAAACATTAGGTTTTGTTGCTAAAGGTATAGGCGATTTATTTAAAGGCAATTTTAAAGACGCAGTAGACAACTTTAAACAAGCAGGTAGAGAAAGTATAGATATAATTACAGGTCAAGATGAAAGTTTTGAAGAAGTTACATCTACTATAGGAAACTATGTAAAAGAAACTATAAAAGCAGGAAAAGAAAATGTAAAATTAAATAAAGAAGCTGAAAAGGCAAGAGTATTAAATCAAGGTATTATAGAAGATTATGATAGACAAGCTGAATTATTAAGACAGACAAGAGACGATGAATTTAAAACCATAGACGAAAGAATAAAAGCTAACAATGACTTAAAAGCTGTATTAGATCAACAAAAAGAAGCGATGCTTGCAAACGCAGATGCTATTTTAACAGCAGCTCAAGCGCAATTCGATAAAAACGGTAATGATGCAAATGCTATAGCTTTACAAGAAGCTAAAAACGAAAAAGCAGCTATAGAAGCACAGATTACAGGATTTATGTCAGAACAAGATTCTAATAGAAACGCTTTATTAAGAGAAAAGCTAGAACTAGAACAATCTAATACTGACGCTGCAACTGAAAGAGCAAAAGTAGAAAGAGATTTTAATGCGGAACAAATAGAGAATGATGTATTAAGAATACAGAAACAACAAGAAAATTTAAAATTAGAAAAAGAACAAGAATTAGAAAGATTAATAGCTAAAAGAGATACTTATACTTTAGGAACACAAGCATTTGCAGACGCAGAAAATGAAAGATTAGCTTTTATACAAGAAGCAAACAATAGAGAAACAGAACTTGGTAATGAATTAATTGAAGCAAAAAAGATACAAGCAGAAGAAGAAAGAAATATAGAGAAACAAAAAATAACAGATAAACAAATGGTACTTGATGCTATTAGTCAATTTGCAGATGCAGAATCAGGAATTGGTAAAGCATTATTAATAGCAAAACAAGCATTAGCATTACAGGAAACTTTATTAGATGTTAAAAGAATAACTTTTAAAGGAACAAAAGCTGTAGCAGAAGCAGGTGTTGATGCTGCACAAAACGTATCAGAAAGTAGTAAAATTGGTTTTCCGCAAAACATTATTACAATAGCAGCAGCAATAGCTCAAGGTATTGGAATTATTAGAAGCGTTAAAAAAGCAGTAAGTAAAACAAAAGTTCCTATAGGTGGTGCATCAGCAGAAGTTCCGCAAGTTGCAACTCCTTCTGGAGGTTCACTTCCTCCTGCATTTAATGTAGTAGGAGCAGGTGGCATAAACCAATTAGCTACAGCAATAGGCGAACAACAACAACAACCAGTAAAAGCATTTGTAGTAAGTAATGATGTTTCAACTGCTCAAGAACTAGACAGAAATATAGTACAAGGAGCAGCGATAGGATAAATACAAAATTTAATTTAAAAAACGATATATAATTATGAGAATAGTCGAATTAATTTTAGACGAAGATCAAGAGATTTCAGGAATAGAAGCGATTAGTATAGTTGAGAATCCTGCAATAGAAGAAGATTTTGTCGCTTTAAAAAATCAACAAGAAATAAAACTAGCTGAAATAGACAAAGATAAACGTATTCTATTGGGAGCTTTATTAATACCTAACAAACCGATATATCGAAGAAATGGAGAAGATGAATATTATATATACTTCTCTAAAAGTACAGTATTAAAAGCATCCCAACTTTATTTACAAAAAGGCAACCAAAACAATTCAACTTTAGAACATCAACATTCTATACAAGGTTTGTCTTTAGTAGAATCTTGGATTATTGAAGATGAGGTACACGATAAGTCAAGAAAGTATGATATGGATTTACCTGTAGGAACTTGGATGGGTGCGGTAAAAGTAAACAATGAAGATATATGGAATGAGTATGTAAAGACAGGGAAGGTAAAAGGATTTAGTATAGAAGGTTACTTTGCAGACAAAATGGAAAGACCTAAAGAGCAAATAAATGACTTTGCAGATGTAGAAGCTGAAGCAGAAGAATTATTGTCAGAAGTAAAGGGTATTATAAGAAATGACAAAAGATATAAGAGCGGAAAGAAAATGATAATGGAATCTTATAGTGATTATCCTAGTGGAGTAAAGAACAATGCTAAAAGAGGTATTGATCTAAATAAGAAAGTCAATAATAAATGTGCAACTGATGTAGGTAAGATTAGAGCGCAACAATTAGCACAAGGTAAACCTATAAGCAAAGAGACAATAAAAAGAATGTACTCTTATTTATCAAGAGCAGAAGAATATTATAAAGAAGGAGACAATGAAGCGTGTGGAACTATCTCATATTTATTATGGGGTGGCAAAGCAGGTTTAAGATGGAGCGCATCTAAACTAAAAGAACTAGGCGAAATAGAATTAGCATCTATGAAAGTAAACGATGACTTTGCTATTATAGACGACAGATTAGCTTATTCATCAAAAGAAAAAGCTGAAGAAATAGCAGAAGATTTAGGATGCGAGGGCGTACACGAACACGACTTTGAAGGTCAAATATGGTATATGCCTTGTGAATATCACGAATTGAAAGCACCTTGTCAAGCAGAGTACGAACAATACGGAACGAAAATAAAAGATGGTAAAGAAGTACCTAACTGCATACCTATTAAATAATGAATTGGAAAACAAATACATCTAGAGAAAATTACATACCTAGCTATACAAGTCCAAAAGGAGGAAGAACAGCTTGTTTATGTTGGGACACAAATACATATAGTATTGAATGCTGTGATGGTAGTTTAAGATCGCAGGGCATAGGTTCAATATATAGAACATCTTAAAATTAAATAAAAATGGATACAAGAACATTAAAAAAAATTTATAGTAAATTATCTCAAGAAGATAAAATAGAACTAAAGTCAGAAAAAGTAGAATTAGCTGAAAGCGTAATACAATTACTTAAATATCATAAAGGCGTAGAAATATTTTCAGAAAACATTAATATAGATATAAAGGAAATTGATTCAGCAAAAAATAGTTTAGAAGTAGATTTAAAAGATTTAATGTCAGATATGGAAAAACTTGCTAAAGGTATAAATTCTGCTGATACTGCTGCTAAATTATTAGGTATGTCAGTTAGTGAAATACCAAATTATAATAAAGCTATACAAGCAGCAAAATTAGGATTTAAACAAGAAGCAAAGGCAAAAAAATATTTAAAATAAAATTATGAATCCAAAAACATTAAAATCAGTTTATAAACAAATAAACAAAGAGGAATTAAAATCTGAAAAAATTGAGTTGGCATTAATAGATGACTTAAAACAAATACAAAAAGAATCAACTAAAGCATATGTAGATTATATTGATGATATGGATACGTCTAAAGGATATTTATCACAAGCAAAAAAGAAAGCAACAAAAGCTGTACAATTATTAAAAGAATCTGTAAACTTATATGAGGATGTAGAATCTAAATTTAAAGAATTAGGTATAGATGTTCCAAGTGAATTAAAAAAACAAACTCCAAAAGCTGCTCTTGCAGAAGCAGAAAAAGATTTGAATATGATGACATCTTTGTTTTCTCAATTTAAAGTAAGATAATCTAAAAATGCAAAATAAATAACCTTAAACGATATATATATATGAAAGCTACAGAAATGTTAAACAAAGTAAAAGATTTGTTAGGAGTTGAACTTTCAGAAGAAGTAAAACTAGAGCAAATGAAATTAGACAACGGAACTGTTTTAGAAGCAGAATCGTTTGAAAAAGACAAAGAAGTTTTTATAGTTACAGAAGAAGATAAAGTACCAGTTCCAAATGGCGAATACAAAATGGAAGATGGTAGAATTCTTGTCGTTGAAGAAGGATTAATTTCTGACATCAAAGAAATGGAAGAAGAAGTAGAAGAAGAAGAAGCTACTTCAGAAGAAGAAGAAATGAAAGAAGAAGTTTATGCTTCAAAAGACGAAGTATCTGAATTAAAAGCTATCATTGAAGATCTAAAAGCTAAACTTGAATTAAAAGATCAAGAACAAGCAGAAGAAATCGGACTTGCTATGACTACTATGTTATCGGAGCAAGAAAAAATAGATGAAGCAGTAAAAGAAGAATTATCTAAACCTGCTGCAGAACCTATCAAGCATAACCCAGAAGGGGAAGTAAAAAAAGACGGTTACTTGTACGCACAAAATAGAAGAAAAACTACAAAAGACCGTGTATTAGAAAGAATAGTAAATTTTTAAAATAAATAAATAAATAATTATGGCGACTACAGTAAGCATAACCTCCAGTTATTCTGGAGCTTTTTCAGGCAAGTATATCAGCGCATCGCTGTTATCTTCGCCTACATTAGACAATGGTAACATCGAAATTAAACCAAATGTAAAGTTTAAGGATGTAATCAAAAAGGTAGCAACTGATTCTAACGTAATCAAAGATGCTACTTGTGATTTTACAGATACAGCTACAGTAACATTGACTGAAAGAATCCTACAACCAGAAGAATTCCAAGTAAACCTTGAGCTTTGTAAAAAAGATTTCGTATCTGATTGGGAAGCAATTTCTATGGGATATAGCTCTTTAAATCAAAACTTACCTCCAAAGTTTTCTGATTTTATTATCGGACACGTTGCAGGTTTAGTAGCAGAAAAGAATGAGCAAAACATCTGGGGAGGTGTAAACGGAAACGCAGGAGAATTTGACGGATTTTCAGTTTTAATGGCTGCTGATTCTGATGTAAATGATGCTGCAAACGGTGGAGAAACTGCATTTAGTTCTACAAACATCGTTACATTATTAGAAAATGTAGTAGATGCTTTACCTTCAGCAGTTTACGGAAAAGAAGATGTAAAAATCTATGTTCCTACAATAGCATTCCAATCTTATATTAGACATTTAGGCGGATACGCTGCTAATGGAGTTGGTGCGCAAGGTATTGATAATAGAGGTTCATTATGGTATGATAGAGGAAGCGCATTATCGTTTGACGGTATTGAGGTTGTTTTAGCACCAGGTATGCCTTCAGATCATATCGTTGCAGGACAAAAATCTAACTTATACTTTGGTACAGGTTTATTATCTGACCATAACGAAGTGAAGTTATTAGATATGGCTGACCTTGACGGAAGTCAAAATGTAAGAGTAGTAATGAGATTCACAGCAGGTGTTCAATATGGCATCGGTTCTGATTTAGCTTTATTAACTCTAGCATAATAAATAAATAAGTATAACTAAAGAAAGGGTAGGTGGGATTTTGACTACCTACCTTTTTTTTTTAAAAAATAATATAATATGGCTTGTGCAATAACAAAAGGAAGAACGTTACCTTGTAAAAATTCAGTAGGTGGATTAAAAAACGTTTATATTCTTGATTATTCGTCTGCGGTAACTGATGCTTCAGTAAGTGCTGGAACGATTACTTTACCAACAGATGGTACAGCAGAATTTTTTAAGTTTGAGATTAAAGGAAACTCAAGTTTAGAAACATCTGTAACATCATCAAGAGAAAACGGAACAACTTTTTATGAAACTACTTTAAATATTACGTTCACATATCTTGATGTACCAACTCAAGAAGAAATCAAACTATTAAATGCAGGTAGAGCGCATTATGTAGTAGAAGATTATAACGGAAACTATTTCTTAATTGGAAAAGATCACGGAGCAGAAGTAACAGGCGGAACTGTTGTAACAGGTGCAGCTATGGGAGACCTTTCAGGATTTACTCTTGTAGTATCAGCGCAAGAAACAGCACCACCATTCTTTGCAACTGCACCAGATGTAAGTGCTACTGCTCCTATTGACCCAGATGCTTAATAGGTAGTATATAAATAGAAGAAAGGGGTCTTATGACCTCTTTTTTTTTGTTTATCATACAAAATAGCGTTATTATTTCGATATATAAATATGAAGATATTAACGACAAGTGCTTCAGCTCAAAACATTAATATTATACCTAGACAATTTTTATCTACTTATAAATTAATAGTAAAAGACGAAGCTGCAAATGAAGAAGTATTTAATGCAGAAGTAACAGCAGCAGCTAGTGATAATTACAGAACACTACAAGTAACATTTGACCCTGTATTAAAAGAGGGTAGATTTTATACTATGGAAGTAAGAAATAGATTAGTAGATACGCTAATTTATTATAAAGACAAAATATTTTGTACAGATCAGACAATTAATCAAGACAGTAACGACTACTATGATATTAATAGTGGTCAATATGATTTTGATGACACATCTGGTTCACACGATAACGATTATATAATACTATGAATGATTTAAGAATAGTTAATTTAAGTACCTATACAAGTCCAAAAATAAAAGAAGTTAATAATAAAGACTGGGTATCTTATGGAGACGACAACAACTACTTTCAGTATCTAATAGACAGATACAATGGTTCTCCAACAAACAATGCAGTTATAAATGGTATATCTGCTATGATATTTGGTAAAGGTTTAGACGCTACAAACTCTAATAAAAAACCTGACCAGTATGCGCAAATGATTTCTCTTTTTAATAATGACTGTGTTAGAAAACTTTGTTATGATTTAAAGTTAATGGGTGGATGTGCTATACAAGTAATTTATTCTAAAGATAGAAGTAAAATTGCACAAGTAGAACATATGCCTGTAGAGACATTAAGAGCTGAAAAAGCAAATGACAAAGGCGAAATAGACGCATACTATTATTTTAAGGACTGGTCAAAATACAAACCTAATGACAAACCTTTAAGAATACCTGCATTTGGTACAAGCAAAGAAAGTATAGAGATATTATATGTTAAACCTTACAAAGCAGGATTTTACTATTATAGTCCTGTAGATTATCAAGGAGGTTTACAATATGCTGAACTAGAAGAAGAAATAAGTAATTTCCATTTAAATAACATTATGAATGGTATGTCGCCATCAATGTTAATCAATTTTAATAATGGTACGCCTAATGCGGAGGAAAGACAACTTATTGAGCAAAGAATATACCAAAAGTTTAGTGGGTCTAGTAATGCAGGTAAGTTCATATTAGCTTTTAATGATAATGCAGAAAGTGCTGCATCCATAGAACCTGTACAGTTATCAGACGCACATCAACAATACCAATTCTTAAGTGAAGAAAGTACAAAAAAAATAATGGTAGCTCATAGAGTTGTTTCTCCTATGCTATTAGGTATTAAAGATCAGTCAGGATTAGGAAACAATGCAGATGAGTTAAAGACAGCTACTTTATTAATGGATAACACGGTTATTAGACCGTTTCAGACGCTTTTAATTGATGCCTTTGACCAGATACTTGCTTTTAATAATATCTCGCTTAATTTATACTTTAAAACGCTTCAACCGCTTGAATTTACAGACCTTGACAATGTACAAGATCAAGAAACAAGAGAAGAAGAAACAGGAGTTAAGTTAGCTAAAGAAGATTTGACTGATGAGGAGTTTGATATAATATTAGATGAATTAAGAGGAGAAACTATTTCTAATAGATGGGAAGCAGTAGATGAGAGAGAATATAAAGAAGATTCAGAAAGTGAAGAAGAATGGGCTGCTAGATTAATTGAATCTAAACAAGAGAATTTAGAAAAGAAAAGTATAGATTCTAAAAAGTCAGGATTTAGTTATTTAGACAAATCATTATATAAAGTAAGATACAAGTATAATGAAAAGTATTCGTCTGGTAAATCAAGACAGTTCTGTAGAATTATGATGTCAAGAAGTGGTAGAGGTATAGTATATAGAATTGAAGATATTGATAAAGCATCTAGAGCAGGAGTCAATAGATCATTTGGGCATAAAGGTAAATCTTATGACTTATTTAAATATAAAGGAGGTGTGAACTGTGGGCATTTTTGGAGTGCGGTATTGTATAGGTTAAAATCTAAAACAATGAAAAAGAAGATTCAAAATTATGATGAAGTAAACAGCATACCTAAATCGTATCAACCGACACCTGCAGGACATAAAAAAGCAAAGGTAGCACCAAAAGATATGCCTAATAACGGACATCACCCAAATTACAAATAAGATATGGCAACAGCATTATTTATAAAACCAGTTACGCTTAAAAGAAACTCTATAATAGACGGAAATGTAGATGTGGATAAGTTTATCCAATTTATAAAAATAGCGCAGGAAATACACATTAAAAACTATTTAGGGACTGATTTATACAACAAGATCAGTAACGATATAATAGCAGATAGTTTGTCAGGCGATTATTTAACGCTTGTAAACTCGTATATACAACCTATGCTTATACACTATGCTATGGTAGATTATTTACCATTTGCTGCTTATCAAATAAAGAATGGAGGGATATTTAAGCATACAAGCGAAACAGCAGAAACAGTAGCAAAAAGTGAAGTAGATTATTTAGTTGCTAAAGAAAGAGAATTTGCAGAATATTATACAAGAAGATTTATTGATTTTATGGCATTTAATCAATCAAGCTATCCTGAATATACTAGCAATACAAATGATGATATAAGTCCAGATAGAGATTCTTTATTTAATGGATGGGTATTATGAGGTATAAACCAAAGCAAATAAATATAAAAAGATTATTAACGTTTTTAAAAAAGCATAATGGCAACATTAACAAGCACGAAAATAAAAAACACATACGATGCACTTCTAAAAGCTAGTGATAACGATGCTATAGGAAGTTCAGCGAAACAGATCACAGATGGTTTAGGAAACGGTACTCCATTATATATCTCTACAACTCAAATAGGTATAGGAGTAACACCAGAAGCAACATACGACCTTCACGTTTATTCAAACGCTAAAGTAGGAGGTAATTTAACAATAACAGGAGATTTAACAGTAAACGGAACAACAACAACTGTAGGAACAGATACTCTATCTGTAAAAGACCCATTAATAGTATTAGCAAATAATAACACAAGTGCAGATTCAGTAGATATAGGATTTTATGGTAAGTACGCACCTAGTGGTACAACTTTATATGCAGGTTTATTTAGAGATACAGGAGATGGTAAATTTAAAATATTTAGAGACCTAGAAGAAGAACCAACAACTACAGTAAATACAAGTGGAACAGGATATACTAAAGCAGATTTAGTCATAGGCGATTTAGACGCACAAAATGCAGATATAACTTCAATATTAACAACAAGTCAATTTACTGCAAGTAGTCATATTATATTAACTGCTGCAGGAAGCGATAGTGTAATAAATGGAATTAGACAGCAAAACTCTAATAGATATTTTAATTTTCAATTAGGTTCTTCAGGTGGTTTAAAGTCATTTGTTTATGATGGTGTTAATCCAAGTATAAATTGGTTAAGCGTAGATACGTCAGGTAATGCTACGTTTAGTGACAATATAATAGTCACAGGAACAGGTAGTTTTACAGGACAAGTTACTATACCTGCTACTCCAAGTGCAAGTACAGATGCAGCAAGTAAAGGATATGTAGATAGTCAAGTAGGTGCTAATAACGAATTATCAGAAGTATTAGCTAACGGAAACACTACAGGAGGAACGGATATAGCTATTACAGCAGGAGATAAAATAACTAATTTTACATCAACAGGTATTGATGATAATGCTACTTCAACAGCTTTAACAATAGATTCATCGGAAGATTCAGTTTTTACAGGGAGTGTAGGTGCAGCTTCTTTTGGATTAGGAGAGGGTACAAGCAGTAAAATATCTTGGTTAGGTAGTTATGGAAACTGGAGAATAAATATTAGTGATAGTGCAAATCAATTAGTCATACATTCAGAAAGTGATGTACAAGACCATTTTACAGTAAAAGGAGGTGGAACGATACAATTAAACAGATATGGTTCTGGTAATAAAACAGGAACAGCAGCATATAATTTATCTGTAGATTCAAGTGGTAATATAATAGAAACAGATGGAGATGTTGTAGATGGTTCAGGAACACCTAATGATGTAGCTATGTGGTCGGATATTAATACACTAACAGATGCACCAATAGCTATTAGTGGTAACGATGCAACTTTTGCAGGAGATATTACTGTAACAGGTGGCGATTTAACTTTAGGTACTGATTCAATAGCTTCTAATATTAATGCAGTTGGAGATGTTTTAGCTATTAATGTAGATAGCAATACTGGTGGAGGTGCAGGTGCAAATATTCAATTAAAAACAGCAGGTACTAGTCAACTTACAATTAATAGTTCATCAGCAACTTTTGCAGGTTCGGTAGGAATTGGTACTACATCAATTTTATCAGGAAATAAATTAGATGTAAGAGGTGGTAACATAATGGTTGGTGGATTTGGTGGAGGTACTGACTATGGATTAATATTAACACCAGATGATGGAAGTGGTTATTGGAATATAGCTAATGTTACTGGTGGTGCTTTGACTTTTAACAATAGTGCAACTATTGGAAGTAGTGAGCAAATGAGGTTAACAACAACAGGATTAGGGATTGGAACTACGCCTAGCACTAAACTTCATATTTTAGGTGGTGATTCAGCAATTAGAATAACGCCTACGGGTTCCAATGACCCTAGAATTGATTTCACAGATAATGGTGGAACTGTTAGATTTTATACTGGATATGATGTTAGTTCAGGCAATTTTGTAGTGACTTCTGATGAAAGTGGCTTTGGTAGTTCTAATATTATGGTAATGAGTGATGCGGGTAATGTAGGAATTGGTGGTGTTACATCGCCTTCAAATAAACTTCACATTTATAATACAGCATCAGCAGATGTAGCATTATTAGAATCGACACAAGTATTTTCAACATTAGCATTTAAGTCAAGTACAAATTCTTCTACTGTAACAGTAGGTATTGATGGTGCTGGTAATGCTGCTATGGAAAACAAACTATCAAGTGGCGGTTTAAATTTAGTAACAAATGGAAGTACAAGATTAACTATTAATAGTTCAGGAAATGTAGGAATAGGAACGACTTTGCCTACTGCTAAACTACATTTGGCTGTAAGCTCTGCAAATGATGATACTTTTCATATTTTTAATGGAAGCGTCAGAACTCATTTATTAGCTTCAGAATCTACTAATGGAGTTATTTATATGCGAAGTTCTTCAAATACTAATACTGTTAAAATTAATTCTTCAGGTCTTTCATATTTTAATGGAGGAAATGTAGGAATTGGTACGACTTCGCCTTTAGAAAAATTAAATATTGTAGAAACAACAACTACAGCTGGAACATTTTTTCCAGTTGCTATTTCAGGTGCAAGATATCAAGCAGACTATGGAGTTGGTATAGCTTTTAGACCAGAAAATAATTCTAGTGCTTATGCTAATAAAACAGCTATTGTAGGTTCTGGTGGAGGTTATGGTTATAATATGGCTGATTTACATTTTTGTTTAAACCAATCAACTACAATTACTGATGAAGTAAGTTTGTCTGATACACGAATGATAATTAAAAAATCAGGAAACGTAGGAATTGGAACTTCTTCGCCGACATATAAACTTCAAGTAAACGGAACTGCTTATATAAATGAAACTCTTTATGTAAATGGTGCAACTACTGTTGATGATAATTTTTATGTTACAAACGGAAATGTAGGAATTGGAAACACGAGCCCCAATGCACCTTTAAGTTTTGCAACTAGTATTGCAACAAGAAAAATTGTTCTTTATGAAAGTGCAAATAATAATTTCCAGTTTTATGGTTTTGGTATAGAGGCAGGCACTCTACTTTATTCAACTGGTTCTAATAGTGATGACCACGTTTTCTTTTCAGGTCAAAGTACTACAACAAGAAGAGAAATTGCAAGATTTAGTGGAAATGGTGATATTTTATTTGGTACGAGTACAAAAGCAAATGATTTTACATATCTAGAATTAGCAACAAACAATAGAAGAATTTTAAATATAGGTTCTTCAGTAGTAAGTCAACAAACATTAGTAAACTTTAGAAATCCAAACGGAGTTGTTGGTCAGCTACAAACTGATGGTTCTACTACAAGTTTTGTAACATCTTCCGATTATAGATTAAAAGAAAATGTAGTTGAAATGACTGATGCTTTAGATAGAGTAAGTCAATTAAAACCTAGTCGATTTAATTTTATTGCAAATCCTGATAAAACATACGATGGCTTTTTAGCTCACGAAGTACAAGATATAGTGCCAGAAGCAATATCTGGAACTAAAGATGCTGTAGATGAAAAAGGTAATCCTATATATCAAGGAATAGACCAAAGTAAATTAGTACCATTATTAGTTGGTGCGATACAAGAATTAAAAGCAGAAATAGAAACTTTAAAATCACAAATAAATAATTAAAATGGCAAATACTTATAATTGGAGAATTAACGCATTAGATGCAAAAATCCACGAAGGAGATAACGACAATGTTATCTATACTGTACATTGGAGCTACATAGCTACTGATGAGACAGGAGATTATTCAGCAAGTAGTATTGGTACTATGGCAGTTGAATATAATCCTGAAGAACCTTTTATTGAATACGATGACTTAACTAAAGAAGATGTAGTTGGGTGGCTAGAAGAAGGTTTATATGTAGATTCTATGAAAGAAGGTTTAGACAAACAAATAGAGTTAGAAATAAATCCAGTAGACGAAACATTAAGACCTGACTGGGATTAATTTAATATATTTGAATAAAATTTAATACAATGTCAAAAATTACAAAAGAAGAATTAGAAAAATTATCAGAATCACAAAAGAAGTATGCTGCAATAAAGCACGACTTGGGACAACTTGAAGTACAGAAACACGGACTATTACATATGTGGGCTGCTATTCAAGAAGAAGATAACAAATTCAAAAAAGAACTAGAAGATAAGTATGGTAAGATAAATATCAACTTGGAAGATGGTTCTTATGAAGAAATAAAAGAAGAACAAGAAAAAAGTTAATATTATGAAAAACGAAGTAAGTGAAAACACTAAATTAACACTAGACCTACGAACAATAGGAATAGTAATTGCAGGAGCTGTTTCACTTGCTTTAATGTACACCGACCTAAACGCAGGTATAGAAGAAGCTAAACTACTTCCAGAACCTAGCATATCACGAACTGAATACGATTTGAAAGACCAGTTAATACGTGAAACAATCGAAAATACAGCAAAGCAAGTAGAGGAAAACAGTAATAAACTAGATAAAATAGACGAGAAATTATATGAAATTATACAAAAATGAAAAATCTATTTGCCCTAATTGCCCTGTTTGTATATGCTATAGCTAGTACACAGGAATATACGGTATTACATATCAATAGTTCTTGGAATAGTAGAAACGATTACAAAGACCTAAATCAAATAAGAGGCGCTAAAGTAATTAAAGTATTATTAGAAGAACAATCTGCTAGTGTTAAAAGTCAGATAAAATCAGTTCCTGTTATATTTATTTATAGAGACAGAAGTTTAATTGGTCGGTGGGATGCAGATATTTCTTTAACGATAAAAGCTCCTGTAGAAGAATTACAAAGTACTATAAATAATAGTAAATATAGAAGAATAGCAACTAATTAATTATGATAAGCAAACATATATCAGAAAAGGAAGCAACTAAATCTATTACTGCATTAAGATTAGGTATAGATAACACACCTGACGGAGACACACTTAATAATATGAAATTAGTTGCAGAAAAAGTATTTGAACCATTGAGAGAATGGGTAGGAGGTGCAATAAAAATAAATAGTTTTTATAGATCGCCTGCACTTAATGAAGCAATAGGTGGAGCTTCTGACAAATCTGGACGACAGACTAGTCAACATTGTAAAGGACAAGCGATTGATGTAGACGATATATATGGACACAAAACTAACAAAGAAATGTTTAATTACATAAAAGAAACTCTTGACTTTGACCAACTTATATACGAATTTGGTACAGACGACAATCCATCTTGGGTACATTTCTCATATGTTAGCGAAGATAAAAACAGAAATAGAGTTTTAAGAGCTGTTAGAGATGATGGTAAAACTAAATACATAGACATAACATAATGAAACAAATATTAGCTAAAATTTTTGGAGGTGCTGCAGGAGGTGTAGCAGAAAAAATATCTGGAATAATCGACAAGCATACTTTTAGTAAAGAAGAAAAAGCAAGGTTTGAAAAAGAGATGACAGAAGTATTTATACAAGCTGAATCTGATATGCAACAGAATGTTACTGAAAGATGGAAAGCAGATGCGAATAGTGATAGTTGGTTAAGTAAAAATGTAAGACCTATGGTATTAGTATTTCTTGTAGTTTCAAGTGTGCTTATGGTTTTTATAGATGCAGGATGGATAGAATTTGAAATAAGTCAAAGTAATCAAGCTCTACTTACTACATCTTTGACTGTTACTTTAGGTGCATATTTCGGTGGAAGATCATTTGAAAAAATTAGAAAAAGATAATGCCTAAAGCAGTAGTAAACATATATAAGAGTAAATCTCGTAAGCGTAAAGGGATACACGCTAAATCTAGATCAAGTAAAGTAAAAGCAAGTAAAAATTATTTAAAACGATATAAAGGACAAGGAAGATAGTATGGAAACATTAGAACACATTTTAGGACTTTGTGGAGAGACACATCTAAACATTTGGACGATAATACTTATAGCTGTATTATTTAATTTAGCTGTATATAAAGCATATAGAAA